GGCCATGATGTAGGCGACGTTTTCAAAAATCTCAAGATCATCGATCTCAAGCTCTTCGGAGTCCGTAGCTTTGGCCCGGTAAGACTTTTCGAGCTTCGACAGGTCCTTAAAGATATCCCGCTTAAATTTCAGCCGGTAGATTCTTGGGATCGCGGCAGAAGAGCGGAAGGTGACCGGCTTTCCGCTGATTTCAATTGTCTTTTCAATCATAAGCGTTCTCCTTTACTGGCCGGATGAAGATGACGAAGAAGAGGAAGACGCAGCTTTTTCCGTTGGAAGATAGACTGCCTTGTACCAGCCGTCATAAACCGTCGCATCCGTAGTGTCTCCAGATCTGGCTTTCACCAGGCCATCTGACCTTGGGTCTGCAGTGATCGACAGCTTCTCCGTTCCAGGCTCGATTGTATCTTCTTTTGTCTCTGACTCTAAGGAAGGACGGGATGCCGTGCAGTAGTAAAGAACGTGGCGAATAGAGTTGATGTCTCCATCAAACTCAAATAAAAGGGCAAACTTCACCGTGTCAGAAAGGCCGCTTTTTTCCACGAGCACGCCTTTACTGTCCAGTTCTTCCTGCAGGATCTCGGTTCGAAACCACTCCGGAATCAGGGCAAGCTCTAAATCTCCGGAGTAGCCGTTGTTGGTGATCGAACGGAAGTATACGATGCCGTCCGCGTAGAAGGCTTTGGTTTCACCCTCAGCATCAAGGCTGATCGAGACAGCTCCTGGGATCGCTTTAGGCGCCGCGTAGGAGAAGCTCGATACGCCATCTGTTACGGTTTCTGTGAGCTTTGCCGCGTAGACATTTTTCAGGTTGTATTTGACTTTATTTCCCATAGCTTAAACCTCCAATTCGTAAAGGACTTCATAGAGCTTTTCCGACTCGATATAGACTTCGGTCTTGTCATAAAAGAGGCCATGTGTCGTCAGCACGCGCTCGATGTTTTCCTCTTGGCCCGGGTTCTTTTTGTCCGTGTAAAGCTCGATGTGAAGCACGTGGATTTTCTGATAGGCGATTCCGTCCGCCGCGAAGTTATCGCTCTCCGGGAGTTGAAAGCAGATAAATGGCGCGGCGGGGGAGCATCCTTCTTCAAAATGATCATAAGCAAGAGGAAGCTCCGTTTCTTCCAGCATCTCAACAATTTCGTCGTAAGTCATGTCAGCCTCCTTTTAGTTTTTCTTTGATCCGCTTTTCAAGCTCTTCATTTCCTTTCTGTTCAGCCGGGGCGATGTGAGGCCTTGCAGAAACTCTACCGCCACCACGTTTTGCGTGGCCGTGCTCAAGGAGATGGGCGATCTGGTAGCGATTCCTTGAGTGGACGACCAGATCAATGCTGTTTGACGTCTCGTTTACCTTCTTTACAGACCAGGATTTCTTATACGCGCCGGTTCGTACCGGGGCGGAATCCCGGATGTCTGTGCGCACGTCTTTTGCGGTTTTCCTGACCGCGTCTTTCAGATCATCCGATGCTAGAGAGGCGTATTCGTCTAGCTCCTTCATGATGGCATCTTCGAGTTGGTCGATTGAGACTTTCTTACTCATGGCTTTTCTCCAGACTGCAGTTAAACTTAATCGAGTTTCTTTTATATCCCATCGGATTCACGTAGGTAATGTTGTAGATTCTGCCTTCTGCAAGGATACGGTAGTGGGTAGAGTCCACTTGAGAGAGCTCTGAGCACCAGCGGCAGGTAAAGTCCAGGGACTCCTCCGGGCTTATCACTTCACTCACGGTTTCAGATCCGCTGGATGTTCCGATGGTCGCGTAGCAGGCAAAATAATCCGTCCAAGAAGCCCCTTGGTTCTTGTATTTGTCCGTCACGATTTTCTTCTTCTGAAACAGAATGGGGACGCGGAGAGATGAGATGTTCATTAAAACTGCTCCTTTCTGACGCCAAAGAGAAGGGCGCGAAGGGTCTGATTCATCTCGTTATGGTCGGCTTCTTCCCGGTGCTCATAGAGGTAGGCGATGCAGTAAAGAATGGCAACTCGCATACGGATCAGAATCTTTTCTTCGCTTGATTCCCACTCTTCATCTGTGAATCTCGCGATGTCCTTGACCTGTTTCGTGGCAGTTTCAATCAGACTTTTGATCAGATCATCTTCGTCAGATGAGCTTACACGTAGGTAAGTTTTCGCTTCTTCTAATGTTACTTCCAACAGTCCACCTCCTTAAAAAAGCAGGCACCCTCGATTCAAACGAGGGTGCGAGATAACAATTCACCCTCAGTTTAATTGAGGGTGTGTGAGTCTAGGATTTAGCCTGCAGCCTTCACCGACAGACCTCTTACAGCTTCCGGCAGAATCAGCTTTCCATCCACACGTTCAGATGCGAGGAAGCCGATCTGGCCGTTTGCTGCGTACAGCTCAGACAGCCTCTTAAAAGATTTTCCCTGACGGTCTGCGATCCAGTAGTAGGAGAAGTCGCCAAAGAGGATGGCGACATTACCTGCCGCAAGCTCCGGTGCGTAGATCGAAGTCTTGTAAGGACGGTTTAAGATGGTGTCCGGCTGACCGGCAACTACGGAGGGCTGCCAGATGTAGTTGTTGTTTCCATCCTTGATCTTGCGGAGGGCCTTGACGGTGGAGTCGTTCAGAATCCAGACTGCGCTGTTTCGATAGACGCTTCTAAGTGAGTGGAAGACGTCCATCATGGCATCAAAGTTTATGCTTGTATTGCTGATCTCTGTCAGCGCATCCTTTTCCGTTGCGACTTTGGTAAAGACGCCTTCCGGTTTCTTGCTACCGTCACCAACCAGGAAAGCCTCTTCTTCAGCAGCTCCGATACGGCGGGCGAACTCCGTTGAGATGTATCCTTCCAGATCAAACACCGAGTCATTCATCAGCTCTTCCGAAACTTTGATTGCGGTTCCCAGTTTGTAGGCTGACAGCGTGATCTGATCGAAGGTATCGTCAGACTCCGGATAGAGCCCGTTTTCATCCATCCAGGATGCGGTGCCGTGAGAAGCGACGATCGGAATGGTGTGGGTGCCGGTCTGGGTCTGAATCACATGAGCAATAGAACGGAAGAAGTTCTCATCGGTAAGAGCCTGAAGAAGCTGCCTCTCATATTCATCTGGCACTAGGTATCCGCCGTTTGCGTCTGTACCAACTTCAAGAACGTTATTGACATCAAACCAGTTGCGCCTTCTGATGGAGTCCCAGAAAGCGGTTTTGTATGCTTTCGAGCCGATCCCTTTCTTTTCCTCTGGCTGGGTTTCAGCGCCTGGTTTAGAGGTAAGTGGGGCAGAAGTCGGCTGATTTAACATCTGGTCAATCTGCTCCTGCCTCTGCAAGCGCTCAATGTCTTTTGTCAGATCGGTAACTTCCTTTTCCATTTTCTCGTAGGTTACGGCATCTTCCTGGGAGACATTTCCACCGTTATCAGAATGCGTATCCAGGAATTCTTTTGCTGCATTCCAGGCCTTGGCTCTTTTCTCCATGAGATCTAAAATCTTAGTCATTGTAGTTTCCTCCTTAGTGTGATAGAAGCGCCAGGCGCTTCTTAAGTGAATCAACAGCTACTGTTGGCGCTGCTTTCTTCTTCGTTATCGGTTCTTTTGGGATCAGTTTAGAGAGAAGGGAGTCCGTGACAGCTTTTCTGGAAAACAGCATCTCAGGCTCTTCATTTTCCGGATCTCCATCAGAATAGAGAATCTCATCCGCAAAGCCGAGTTTCTTTGCTTCTTTCGCGTTCATCCAGGTTTCGGCATCCATGAGCTGAGAAATTTTCCTTCGTGAGAGACTGGTCTTAATCTCATAGGCGTTCACGATGGATTCCTTGACTTCAGAGAGCATGTCGATGGCTCGCTTCATCTCGCTTGAATCTCCAATCGCAACAGTCATCGGGTTATGGATCATCAGCATGGCAACTGGGCTCATACAGACCTTCGTCCCTGCCATCGCAATGACAGAGGCCGCGGAAGCGGCTAAGGCGTCGATCTTTACCGTAACATAATATGGGTAATCCATCAGCATGTTGTAAATCGAGGCTGCGGCAAAGACATCTCCTCCGGGGGAGTTAATCCAAAGGGTGATGTTTCCTTCGCCGCTGTTTAATTCCTCTTTAAAAAGCTTCGGCGTGACTTCATCTCCAAACCAGGTCTCATCGGAAATTTCTCCGTTTAGGTAGAGGGTTCTTTCGCTTCCAAAAGAATCTGGAGTTTCGTTTCTTACCCAGTTCCAGAACTTTCTTGTCATAGTGCTTTTCTCCTTTCAGGGGTCTTTGCATCCGTTTGTTTATCGTCTGTCTCACTCTCTTGCTCCTCCGTATTTTGACTTGGCGCAGATGCTGCGAAAATGCCAGCGTCTTTAAGCTTGGTCATGTTGCCATTGATGAGGTAAAGGTCTCCACCTTCTTCTTCCGGGATCCGGTCCAGGTTCTCGAGCTCGCGGATATCGTTTGCGCTCATCCATCCATTCTGCCTTCCGACCGCGTATCCGTTCATGCGGCTCTGGTAGTCTCCACGGAGAAGCCCATCCACGTTGAACTTAAAGAAGTAATCCTTCTTTTCTTCCGGGCGGAGCAGGGCCCTCTTCATGGACTGCTCCCACCTGCAGACCCAGGGGTCAAGCGTGTATTTCACAAACTCAAGAGACTGCTGCTCAATGTTACTGAAGCTGGACTTCTCTAAGTCTCCAATCATGTGAGGAGGAATGCGGAAAATACGCGCGATCTCATCAATCTGAAACTTTCTGGTCTCAAGAAACTGCGCCTGTTCAGGCGAGATGGAAATCGGAGTGTACTTCATGCCTTCTTCAAGAACAGCAACTTTATTAGAATTGGAAGATCCTCCAAAAGCCGAGTTCCAGCTCTGCCTGATGCGCTCCGGATCCTTTACAACGCCGGGATGCTCTAAGATGCCGCCTGGCGTCGCTCCGTTTGCAAAGAACTTGCTTCCGTATTCTTCAGTCGCAATGGCAAGGCCGATCGCGTTCTTTGCCATCGCGATAGGAGAGTACCCAACGAGCCCGTCAAAGCCCAGCCCTGGGATGTGAAGTACATCTCGAGGGGAAAGTCGAACGAGAGAACCTCTCATCGTGTGGGCTTCTTCCTGCGAGGTCTGGTACTCGTAGTAAAGCTGGCCAGATGCGTCCCGGTCTACGGTCATCTTGTTTGGCATCAGAGGATAGAGCGCGATGGTTTCTCCTTTACCATTTCGGATGATCTGCGCATAAGCATTACCCCAAAGGAGAAGGTGGGTCATCAACGTTTCCCGGAAAACAAAAGAGGTCATCTCTGGATTCGGCTCATCGTGAAGGATCGTGTAAAGTGGGTGATCGACCGCTTTCTCTTTTGAGCCTTCCTTGTTGTATCGGTAAAGGTGAAGGGGGAGACCAGCCACAGCTTCCGAGAGGATCCTCACGCAGGAGTAAACGGCGGTCATCTGCATGGCAGACCGCTCGGTTACGGATTTTCCAGAAGCCGTCCCTCCAAAGAAGAAGCGGTACATGCTTCCCGTGGTGGAGTCCTTCGGCTTGTCCCTTGATTTGAAGATTCCTTTAAATATGGTCATTGAAATTCCTCCTATAAGTGAAGCTTTTTATCGATTTCTAAAGCAGCTCTGCTCCCCAGGGTTTGGGAAATTTAAACAGGCAAAACTGCCAAAATAAAAGCGAGCTGCTTTATCATAAGCCCTCGCTGCGTCCTCGGCATTTTCAAATGTTCCGAGATGTTTTGTTTTATTGTGCAAGCTGATGTAAGCCCTGAATTTTCCTCTGTCCTTTCGAAAACTTACACCCTTGAATCCAGAAGTGTTGTGTTTTGGCAGACACATATTTCTCTGATTGTCGAGCTCTGTAGCAAGCCGGAGATTCTGCCTTCTGTTGTCCGATGGATCTCCATTAATATGATCAACATAATATTCCGGAGGTGCTTTCAACAATATGCGAGAAAGCCATACCACTTGCCCATCTATTGTTGACTCTGGATATCCACCGTGCTCTGTATACCAGTTTCTGTTCTCTACCAAAGGAAGATCCGCCTTATCAAAAATAAAAGAATTTCCATTTGCAGTTATGTACCGCATATGGTCGCCTTCAGATATTATCCGGTAACAATGACCGCATCTGACCTTTCGGCCTCTTAACAGCAGCTCTCTGCTCACCAGAATCTGATTGCCGCAGTCACAAGTACATCTGTAGAAACTCTGTCTTTTCTTTCTTCTCCCATAGTGAAAGTATCCTGCGAAGCTATCCACATGCAGCTTTCCAAAACGCTTTCCAACGATGTCGTTTTTATCCAAAAGATCACCTCAAATGAACAAGATCCCTCTGCTGTCATAGACCGACTCCCCAGCGTCGTTTCCGCACCGAATCGCCCGGTCTAAAGCCATAACAAGAGCGACGGCTCCATCGATTTTCTCGGTTGATTTCTCCTTATCCATCTTGATGTTTCCTGCAGGGTCCGTTCGGACATAAACGTTATCCATCATCCAGCGAAGGACCGGGTGGCCGCCATGCGCGATTTTCTGGTCCAGTGTAAGCCGCATCAGCTCCTTGGTAGGCGGGTTCATATCTCTGTACCCCTGGCCGAAAGGCACGACGGTAAAGCCCATGCCTTCTAAGTTCTGGACCATCTGGACGGCTCCCCAGCGGTCAAAGGCAATTTCTCGGATGTTGTACTTTTCTCCAAGGCGCTCGATGAATTTTTCGATGAAGCCGTAGTGGATGACGTTTCCTTCGGTGGTCAGAATTGCTCCCTGCTTCTGCCAGAGATCGTAAGGAACGTGATCTCTTCGGACGCGCAGGTCCAGCGTGTCTTCCGGCAGCCAGAAGTAGGGGAGAACGACGTATTTATCATTATCGTCTTCTGGAGGGAACACGAGAACAAAAGCGGTGATATCGGTGGTGGAGGAAAGGTCCAAGCCTCCGTAGCAGACTCTGCCATAGAGGTCTTCCTCCCGAATTTTAAAGGAGCAGGCGTCCCATTTATCCATCGGCATCCAGCGGACGGACTGCTTGACCCATTGATCAAGACGTAGCTGGCGGAAAGCGTTTTCTTCCTGCGGGTTCTGCTTGGCAGATTCGCAGGCGGCTTTGACTTTATCGATGCTGATCGTAACGCCAAGAGAAGGGTTTGCTTTCTTCCAAACTTCAGGGTCTGTCCAGTCCTCATCCATTGCGGCGCCATAGATCACCGGGTAAAAGGTCTCATCGTGCTTTCTTCCTTCCAGGATGTCTTCTGCCTTCTGGTGCAGCTCATAGCAGATGGAGTTTACGTCGTTTCCGGCTGTTGTGATGATGAAGTGGAGCGGGTTCTTCCTTGCGTCCGATGTACCCTTTGTCATCATGTCAAAGAATTTCCGGTCTTTCTGGACCCAGAGCTCATCAAACACCAGGCCAGACACATTCACACCGGACTTTCCGGCGACCTCTGCAGACACGGCCTTGTAGATGCTGTTGGTGGGGCGGAAATGAATGGTCTTTCGGCTGGGGCGGATATCGCAGTATTTCTTAAGCGTTTTATGGAGCTTGACCATGTCGCAGGCCACATCGAACACCAGAGAGGCCTGGTCCCGGTCCGCGGCGCAGCCGTAAACTTCAGCTCGCTGCTCACCGTCTGCACACAGCATGTAGAGGGCCACAGCCGCGGCAAGCTCGGATTTCCCGCACTTTTTTGGAATCTCAATGTAGGCGGTCGTAAACTGCCGGCAGTCGTTTGGCTTTAACACGCCGAATAAGTCGCGGATGATCTGTTCCTGCCAGGGCATTAAGTGAAAGGGCTTGTTGTAAAAGTCGCCCTTCGTGTGGGAAAGCTGCTCGATGAACATCACCACTAAGTCAGCTGCTGCTTTATCGTAATGCGATGTCTCTGCCATAAATTTTGTGGGTCTGTATCTTTCCAAATTCATTCCTCCAGGGCAAAAGAAAAGAACGCCAAGAGGCGTTCCGAGTGTGTTTATCTTTAATTGTATTGATGAATCAGGGCTGCATAGGCGAGCTGGCTTGTTTCATCTTCTGGCTCGATGTCCCAGCCGCGGTCGTAGCGGAGAGTCGTTTTGCTTCCAACGCGGAGCTTCATCTTGCTGATCCTGCCGCCCTCGATTCCGTTGTCCGAAGGCTCATCGTAGTGTTTTAGCTCGTATGTTACCGTTATTCCATCGATTTCAAGCGTTCCTTTTTCCCACATGGCGGCCTCCTTATGCGATTGTAAATTCGATTCCTTTCTTGGTTTCCGGCTCGTCCGTACCAAAGTGGTGGTCGTCCTTTCTTGTGACAATCTTGAGCGCTCCCATCTTCCAGCCGTTTGCGATCAGCCCGTAGATTCCATCCATCAGGCCGGTGCTCTGGTCGGTTACGACGATTGTGTTAATGCCCGCATCCTTAAGCGTTTCTGCGAAATCCTTCATGTCCTTAGGCCAAGGCAGGTCTTCGACTTCGAAGCAGTCCGCTCCGCGGTAGTTTACGTTCTGGTAGGCCCAGTAGGCTTTCATCGCGCCATCCGTGTAAGGAAATGGGTGTTCTTCTTCGAAGGCCTTTACCAGGGCGGTTCCTTCATCGTATTTTTCTTCGTCAAAAAGGATGCTGCGCTGTTTTCTAACGGCTTCTTTCTTTTCCTGGTAGTCGCTAACTGTTTTGTACATGCTTTCAAAATATGCGTTTTTCATGGTCTTTCCTCCGTTTTGTCTTTGCTTTTCTTTGCATGTACATATATCACTCTAAAACCTTGAAATAGCAAGCTTTATGTGGAATTTTCCTTCGTTATTTTTCGCTTCCTGTCAGGATGAAATGAACGTATTCTTTCCGGTGTTCTTCAAGGTAAAGAACCAGATCATAGTAGTCATAGTCGAAGGCAATCCGCTGAACTGTGATCGTATCTAGCATATTGGTAAGGCCGCTTCTTTGGATGGCAAGGATCTGCTTTTTGATTTCTTCAGTCATGGCATGTTCCTACTTTCCGTACGAGGTCTTCTCCAAAGATTACATTTAGGCCAGATCCGTTATCCCAGTGGACCAGGATGCTTCCGGTGTCGTCGACTCCGTAGACTGTGCCAAGTGTTCCTTTGGGTGGGGCCTGCACATCATCCATTTTGACGAGCTCGACTCTCGTTCCGGCTGGGTAGCCGGAGCGAAGAATCGATAAGGTTTCTTTTCCAATGATGCTCATGCGTTAGCTTCCTCCTTTGCTTCTGGGGTATTTCTAAACGCGGAGTTTCCGGATAAATTCCGTAGAAGTATCTTCCTATCAAGTTTGTAATCCGGCCCGATAAATCCAAGGCGGAGAAGGAAGCAGCGGAAGGTGTATTTTTCGTTGGTCACCTCAAGGGTTCTGCTGCTGACTCTGGACTGCTCTTTGCTGAGCTTGCAAAGAAGGGTGATGAAGTCGGTGTAAGCTTTGATTTCATCCGGCTCCGGCGTTTCTTTAAACCATGGGAAGCTGACCCTGTCATCGTTTACGTCGATAGTAAGATCCTCAATTCCAAAGGACTTCTTGATGAGGCTTCCTTTTGCCTTAAGGAAATTGGAAAGGTTGGTGACATCGACCTCGCCAATTGGAATTTCAATGGTCAGGCCGGTGTCTTCTTCGGCGTTTTCCGTCTCATCTGGAGCATCAGGTTCATCCACGCTGCTGTCATCTTCCGGGGTGAAATCGACCTTCTCAAGTTCTTCTGCGATGTAGTTAAGCTTTTCTTCCTCCTCGCAGGTGACTCCGCCGTCTTTATCGATGGTGACATTTCCCACTTTGTATGCGCAGGTCGGCATGAACTGGTATTCCGATGTGTCTCCTGTGATCCGGCAGATCTCTGTCACTAAGTCCTTCCGTTCTTCTCCTGTCACCTTGTAGCTAAATTTCATTTTCGTACCTCCTTGGTTTTGTTTCTTTTGGCAGGTACATACATCACTCTAAAGCGAAGAAATAGCAAGGGAAAACTGCTTAAATTCAAGGATTATACAAGGTCAGACGGCATTTCCGCCAGCGCTTCATCCAGCGTAAGCTTCTTACCATCACGGAGCAGATAAATGTCAGAAGCATCTTTACCTGCGTCTTCCATGAACTTCTTGTAGCGCATCACCTCGACATCGATGAACTTTGGCTCAATCTCTATTCCGTAGGCAATCCGGCCCAGTTCCTCACAAGCTACGATCGTCGTGCCGGATCCCATAAAAGCATCCAGGACAAGACTGTTCGTCATGGTGCACTGGGAAATCAGATAGGCAATGAGTGGCACGGGTTTCGCGTCCGGATGGTTATAGCCTTCTTTCTTGCTGCTCTTGATCCGGGGAAATTCAAATACTGTGACCTGTTTCTGGTCTCCGTACCAGATGTGTTTTCCCTTCTTTTTCCATCCCCAGATGATCGGTTCATGGATATATTTCCAGTCTGTCCTGGTGAGAACAAGCCGGTCCTTTTTCCAGACAAGGCCTGCTCCTACCTTAAAGCCTGCATCCTCAAAGGCGTCATGGAAGATACGCGCCTTGGATGTCGCATAGAACTCATAAATAGAGGCATCATCCGCCATGCTCTCCCGCATGCAGGTAAACGCCTTCATTAGAAACTCATAAGCATCCTTGTCATTCAGATCGTCATTAGTGACTTTACCAGATGCGCTTTGCAAATTCACAAAATACGGAGCATCTGTACATACCAGATTCACCTTTTTGCCACCGAGAAGAGATGTGTATGTGTTTTTATCCGTGGAGTCTCCGCAAATGACGGTGTGACGTCCGAGGTGCCAGATGTCTCCTGGCTTAGAGAAGCATGGTTTCTCAAGCTCCGCTTCTACGTCAAAATCATCATTTTCTGCTTCCGTATCCACATCCATCAGCTTCGCAAGGTCCTTTTCATCGAATCCAAGAAGGGAAAGGTCAAAGGCGTTTTCCTGAAGATCGGACAGCTCAACAGAGAGTAGATCTTCGTCCCAGCCAGCGTTGAGGGACAACTGGTTGTCCGCAATGATATAGGCACGCTTCTGGGCCTCGGTCAGATACTCTTCCTTTACGCATGGAACTTTCTTCAGCCCTAATTTCTGAGCAGCATAAAACCTTCCGTGTCCACAAAGGATAGTGTTATCTTTTGAGATGACAATAGGGGATAGGAAGCCGAATTCTTTAATCGATGCAGCAATCTGAGCGATCTGTTTCTCCGAGTGGGTTCTCGCATTCCTGGCGTAAGGGATCAACTTATCGGTGTCTTCAAGATAATACTGTGTTGTTTTCTCCATTACTTACCTCCGCGTCTTGCTCTAAGCAACCGCTCCATCACGTCATCCTGAGGATTTGCGCCGTTAAATTCGGTCGAGCAGTTTTCTTTTACGATCTGGAAGATTTCATTCCAGAGCCTGTTGGCCTGATTCATGTAGTTAATCCCGATGTTGATGAAAGGTGATGGAATTGGTTTTCCTGTAGTAGGATGCTTGCTCAGATATCCAAGTTTTGAGGTGATCTTCTCACAGGCGATCCATCTGGCGGAGGCCATGGAGTAGCGCTCAAGAAGTGCCGGAGACACCGCGCGGGCGACACCCAGGCCGTCAAGCCAATCCCAGGTCTCTTTGTAGATCTCAGCGGCGGCAAACTCAGAGCCATCATGCTGAATATCCGAAAGAAATTCATGAGGCTTCGGCATTTCCGCTCCTTCAAGGTCCGGAATGTCCAGTACCTCAAGTGGCCTTCCTCCGGGATTTCCATTTTGGTATTTTTCCAGCGCAGCTTTTTTCTTTCGTCCGGAGCCAGGGCGTCTGCCTCCGCGACCGCCGATATTATTCGATTTTGTAGGCATAATGTAGCTGCCCCCTTTTTCAATATTTTGATATTCCTAACAGTCTGCTGGGTTATTACCCTTAAGAAAACGCATGTTCTGCGCAGGTGAGGGGGCGCCGGTATCCTGAGCGGCCCGCGGTAGAGATTTCTCCTCCCCCTGGGTCAGCGACTTCTTTTCCGTTTATGCATTTTCTCGTGGCAGGAGTGGCAGAGGCTCATCAAGTTACTTTCATCGTTGCTCCCGCCTTCAGACAGTGGCACGATGTGGTGCACTTCTTCCACCGGAACGTACCGTCCTTCAAGAAGGCAGCGCTCGCAGAGCGGGTGCTTGCGTACGTAGCGGGTGCGGATCTTCCTCCACTGCCTGCCGTATCGCTTGCCGGTGGAGTAGCCGCGGGTGAACGTGTCGTAGTGACGCTGCATCATCTTTTCATGCTCCTCGCAGTAGGTGTGATCCGTCAGACGAGGGCATCCTGGGTAGCGGCAGGGCCGCTTGGGTTTTCGTGGCATGGCTTCTCCTTTCCAGGCAAAAGAAAACCTCGCAAGGGGATTTCCTTACGAGGTGACTTATCCTAACTTTCTACACTATCATTTTACTCTTTAGATTCATGCACTCAAGTGAAGTGAACTGCACTCGACTGCACATGACTGCACTTAACTGCACTCTTCGTTGATGACCCGGTCCAGCTCCTCAAGCGCGTAACCGTGAAGGGAGTAAACCCAGCGGAGGGAATAGAACATGTTTAAGGAAATCTCTTCCCAGGACTCGTTCTTAAAGTAGCGGGAGATCAGAACCGTCTGGTAGTCAGGCTCCTTAATCTTTCCGATGTAGTCAAGCGCCTCGGTTTTCCTTTCCGTCAGTTCATCTTCATCGCGCTTGATCTCTTCCTCAAGGCTTAACATCTTCACGATGGTTTCTTCCAGGCGGGAAGGCTCGCTGCCTTTTCCTTTTGGAAGATCAGAAAAGGAAGGGGAGCTGACAGACCGGGCCAGGTCCTGCATGATCGTTAATCGCTCCTTCTTTGCTTTGATCCTGGCTTCTTCCCGGGACAGTCCCCTTAAATATTCCTTCGCATTCATAAGCATTCCTCCCTCAGCTTTTCAATTATGTACTTCCCGTCAATTTTAGATAGGGTCTTAAACCAGGAAGAACGGAAGAAGCGTTCATCTTCCTTAACTTTTCCGATGTTGATGTTGCTTGGTCTATTCTTCATGCGCCTTAAATCCTGCCGGTAGTCTTTGACTGCCTGAAGGACGATGGCGTCTGCCAATCTCTGATAAGGATCCATCAGTTCACCTCCAGCTGCGCTTTGACCGCGTCAATTAAAGCAGCCTGCGTCTTATCTTTCTTTTTTAGGGCTGTCATCACGTTTTCGTCGATGGTGCCTCTACTGATGATATGGTGGATGACCACCGTATCTTTCTGGCCCTGCCGCCAGAGCCTGGCGTTGGTCTGCTGGTAAAGCTCAAGACTCCAGGTTAAGCCAAACCAGATCAGGGTCGAGCCTCCTGCCTGAAGGTTCAGGCCGTGTCCTGCAGAAGCAGGGTGGAGGACAGCGAGTGGTACCTTTCCAGAATTCCAGTCGCGGATGTCTTGATCGGTCTTGATCTCCCAGACAGGAAAGCGTTTCTTGATTCTCTCAAGATCGTGCTTAAACCAGTAGGCAACTAAAACAGGCTTTCCGTTTGCGCTTTCGATCAGATCTTCTAGAGCGTCAAGCTTCCTCTCGTGAATCAGAACAGTACTTCCATCGTCTCCGTAGACAGCTCCATTTGCCATCTGAAGAAGTTTTCCGGATAGGGACGCGGCGTTTACTGCGTCGATTTCTTTATCCTTTAGGCTCACCACCATGTCTTTTTTCAGGCTGTCGTAAAGCTTTTGCTCCTTAGGATCAAGCGACACTTTGACTTCGTTTATCACCAGCTTCGGCATTTTGAGATAATCACAAGCTCTCATCGATATTGTGATGTCCGAGATCTTTTTATAGATAATGTCTTCTGCTCCAGGAAGGGGCTTGTAGGAAAAGATCACTTGCGCGTTTCTTTTGTCCGGAAGAAAGTAGTTCCTCCGGTACTGCCCGATGTAGCGCCCGAGCCGCTCTCCCATGTCAAGAAGCCTGAACTCTGCGAACAGGTCCATCAGGCCATTTGAAGATGGCGTACCGGTTAAGCCAACGATCCTCTTTACCTTGGGTCTTACTTTAAGAAGGCTCTTAAAACGCTTGGACTGGTGAGATTTAAAGGAGGACAGCTCATCAAGCACCAGCATGTCGTAGTCGAAAGGAAATCCGGACTTTTCCACGAGCCAGGTGACATTTTCCCGGTTGATGATGTAAAGATCAGCTTTTCTATTGAGTGCCTTCTTCCGCTCGCTTTCAGATCCAGTCGCAACGGAGTAGGTGAGACCTTTCAGATGATCCCACTTTTTGATTTCTTCCGGCCAGCTGCTGGTGCAGACGCGAAGAGGAGCAATGATAAGAGGCTTTCTTACTTCGAAGCGGTCAAACATGAGCTCCTGGATGGCAGTAAGCGTGATTACGGTCTTTCCAAGTCCGCAGCTAAGAAGGATCGCGGATACTGGATGATCGATGATAAACTGAGTGGAGTAGGCCTGGTAGTTATGAGGTCTGTATTTCATCTAAAATTCCTCCAATCTGTTCTGGCTGATCGATTAAGTAAACAGAAAAGCCGAGAGCCTCAATCTGGCGTTTTCTCTTCATCTGAAGAGGTCTCATCTTCTTTCCAGGGGCTTTCAGCTCGACAAAGGCTATATTGCCTTCCGGCAGTAAAACGATCCGGTCTGGTACTCCGCTTAGGCCAGGAGAGATAAACTTCAGCGCTAAGCCTCCCATGGCTTTTACTTCCCGTCGGAGCTTAGATTCAATTTCTTTTTCTCTCATGTCATTTATCTCCCGTTCCGGGTTTCCAGTCTGCTGAAGTTTTCTGTATATAGCTGTAAATATGTATATATACTCTATATATCTATATATATATCTATATACTTATTATTTATAGATATATATGGAACAATGGAATAAGAGAGACTGAAAGCCCTGTAATTTCAAATGTTATAACGGTTCCTTTAATTTTTTTCCAGAAGTCAGATTGCCGGAACGGTACAGCAGGATTTACGTTCCGGCAATCCAAAGACAGGAGGTTTAAGCCTCCGGGAACTTAAGGGTGAAGCCTGCTGTCCGGGATGTAAATCCACTGAGGACCATAGAGAGGAATCCTTGTCTTCCTCTCATAGCGATGCCAGCCGAGCTTCACTAAGATGGAGCGGATTCTTGCTCCCTCGGCAGCGGTAAGGTCTGCTCTGTTCTTCTCGAAGCACTCACACCATATTTCCATATTTGATACGCTGGTGCGCTCCCTTGTCCCCACTGTGGCAGGCTGGCCGAACTCCGAGTCACCGTTTAGGAAATTTCTCCTCTCATACAGATTCATATCATCCCAGTTTTCTGGCAGCCTGGCCTGAAGATAATCACGCACGATGCCTTCACGCTCGTCTGACTCCATGGCATCAAGCTGCTCGGTCTTTGCCTCCTCCTGGAGGTCTTTGTCCAGATAGAGCTTCTCGCCGGCAGAAACGTATTCAAGAGTCTCTGCCCAGATCTGCCTTACGTCTTCTTCAGTAAGGTCCCAAGGGTGCTTATCCGTCCCTCCAGGAGTCTTTACCGGCCAGAAGCGGCGGTTTCCCGTGGTATCGCGGAGATATCCGGTTTCTGCATTGGTGGTACCGAAGAATACGCACTGCCTAGGATGCGGTGTTACCCTGCGTCCAAAAGATGCACGGTACTTGTCATCCTGCCGAGACAGAAAGGAACGTAGCGTTTCCACTTCTGCCTTTCTTAAACCGGCAAGCTCTCCAATTTCTAAGATCCAGTAACCCTGCAGCTTCTCGGCGGCGGTTTTGTCCTTGGTATCACTTAAGTTAAGTGAGTCGGAAAACCATTCACCGGCGAGCTTTGCGATAAGAGTCGATTTTCCAATTCCCTGAGGGCCGTTTAAAACCAGCATGGAATCAAATTTGCAGCCAGGGTGCTGGATGCGGCATACGGCAGCGCATAACGTTTTCTTCGTAACTGCGCGGACATATTCGCTATCTTCCGCCCCAAGATAATCGATAAGCAGTGTATCAACCCTTCTGACTCCATCCCACTCGGGAAGTGATGCAAGGTACTCTCTGATCGGGTGATAGGACCTGTCGTCCGCCACCCTTGCCAGAGCGATCTGGTAGAAGCGCTGTGAAAAGTTTCCATAGTGTTCATTCACGTAGCTTACAAGATGGGCGTCATCGACATCCCTCCAGTACTTGGTCGGATGATTCCAAGGCACCTCTCCTTTTATTTCCAGACAGTCAAGCTGCTGGTTGTAGACAATGGCCTTAAGGTTCTCATCGTTCTGAAGAATCAGAGTCAGATTGCCAAGTTCGTTCTCAATCTTTCCTCTCCTGTTTAAGGTGAGCTTTCCCATCCAGTCGTCTGAAGTAAATTCCTCCATGGCCTGCTCCCGGCGCTCTCCGGCAATCAGTTCCCTGATCCTTGCGTCACCCCGGGCAAGATCAATCATTGCCTTATACGACGGAAGTTTTGTCACTGGAGTGTCATCTGAGCAAGCTTCATCCAGATCTCTAAACTTATGCAGACGGACCAGATCAAAGGCGTTTAAGAGCTTTCCGCAGGCTGGGTCGGTTGCGTGGTGGGAGTAGGAGAACTTGTGTTCATAAATCACGACACCAGCCGAGGACTCGCCCTTGATGTAGTCATACCTTCCTTCTACAGCAGACGGAGCATAGATGTCAGACAGGAATGTCTCGATGGCTTCCTGAATTGAATATGCACGGCAGAAGGCGCCCACGATTCCGGGCTTGGTCAGAGGGTCGGCCACCTTCCTGACCCCGTGATGCACTGCGGCAGACTGCCGGGATGACACCGGCCAGGTGGACTCATCCTGCCAGTCATCGTACCTGGAGAGGTAGTCATCCGGATCAAGAAACTTCCCATCGTGCTCTCTATAGAAAAACTTCCCATTTGAAGAGGTGGAGGGCCAGTACATCAGCCGGTGGGCTTCGTAAGTCGAGTCGTCGAACAGATCGATTCCGATCTCCTTTGCCGCCATTCTTCCTACCGCAGGATACTCAGCTTCACTGACTTCACGGCTAAGTGGAATGATCATGCGAAGCCTCGGATGCTCAGGCGTATGCTTATGGGTGGAGTAGGCGCAGAAAGCGTAGGGAAGATGCGATAAAACGTTTTCCCACACACTTGGCGTGCCAAAGTCCATGTCAAGTGCTAAAGCAGACCTACTGAGGACGTGGCCTTTCTTTCGCCGTCCAGCTTTCAGGTGGCCAAGGACGTAGCCTCCTTTGTCCTTGATCTCCGCCTGCTTTGCTTTTGGCATCTTCCGGTATTCTTCTACCGTTTCCGTTGTTTTGATGGTCTGACTGACTCTTTTTTTGAAGTCTTCCCAGCTGATCTCGCTGTTTTTCCAGTGAAGCTCTTTTCGGCTGTTCCCATAAGAAATCTTCATACTGCTGCCTCCTCAATCTGATCCGTAAGAACCTTCGTGATAAATTTCAGAGCCTCTAAGATTGTGGAAAGCTCAGAGTCTCCGCCAAGGATCAGTTCAAGCCCGCTGTTATCCTTAAAGTAGTTTCTAAGTGGGCGAACCGTGATGTCGGTGCCCGCCAGGTCCTCAATTCGGATATAGGTCCTGCTGCCGTGGCCCGTGTCTCCTCCGCAGTAGCCGTTTGTCCCGGCTTCAACGGAAAGAATGTTTGCATCGAAAATCTCCCGTTTCCAGGTCTCTATTTCCTTTCCTTTGACCTGCCTTGTGTCTATTCTTGTTTCGTACATGTAAACGCCTCCGTTCTGTGAAATCTTCGGATTGGGATTTCTCTTTTTATGGCCTCTGTTGCTTCAAGAAGCATGCCAGAAGTGACCTTGCTTCCGAAGATCCAAAGCTCATCACACTTTGATAGAATTTCCTTGTTCATCGATAAGGCCAGTTTCCGCTCGTCCGGATCGTTATCATCCATAAACTGAGGAAAGAGTAGATGCGGAGCAAGGGGAATCCCGCCTAGTTTCAAAGCGAACCTGCAGTAAGACCTGGCTTGCTTTAGGTTGGTTTCTACGTCTCCAGAGTAGGGGCTGCAGATAAAGATAAGTGGTCTTTCCATGACTTCACCTCCTGTAAAGTACTTGTGAGATAACTTCTACAGGTATTCCGTCAAAAGAAATGGGCAAGATCCGTACTCCTTCTTAGAAATTTCGTACGTGTTTTTTGAGTTCCGGGTCCTGCCTGAGTTTCTCGTAGATTCTCTTGACCTTTCTCTGGATGACCCGTTCGTTTCTGCTTTTCATCCTCGCGTAGTTTGCAGCGGAGTGGTGCTCCAGGATCACATACTGAAAGATCTCCTGGTCTTCCTCACTAAGCGTACTTACGATCTCAAGGATCCGGTCAAAGGCAGATCCCTGGGGCTCGTTTAAATTCCAAAGGTCAAAGAGGGCAGAGGACTTGTCGCTGCAGCCTTCTTCTTCATCGGAGGACAAGATCCGGTCTAGGGAATCAATCCAGTTCTTTGGGAAGGCTTCTTTTGCAGCTTCGTCGACATATTCAGAAGATGGGGCGTAGCCATGTTCCCGCAGAAAGTTTTGGGTGAACACTTCTTTCCATCCTTCAATTTCTCTTTTTTCTTGATCGCTGCGGCTTGGTCTTCTGGCTTTCAGATTGTAGTAAACTTCTGAATCCTCGATCGAGTAGAGGGCTTTGATGTCTTCTTCGCTGACATTGTCCTGGCCTGGGATGATTTCGTATTCCTCTAAGAATTCGACATTCCTTCCGTCCTGCCACTTCCGCATCGGGAATTTATAGGTGTAGGAATAACGTTTTCTCTGGTCGGTCTTTTTAAGAAGGTCAGACTTGTTCTCTGCATGGACATAAACTTGTTTCCGTTTCATCGTGTTTCCTCCAGTCCATCCCGAACCGAAGGAAGCATGGCAAAAAGAGCATGGCAGGCCTCTTCGGAACGGAATATTCGTTTCGATACGGCCAGCCATGCTCGTAGGCTGGGTTTCTTTAATTGTGTTTCTCACCTCTGCTCGAGCCACTCTGCATGCCGGGTGAACAGGGGTAAGAAAGAGTCTTTTTCCGTCATCCTCAGGACAAAAACAAAAAAAACCGGCAGGCAGTTATCTCTAAGCAAAAGGGAAAACTTCCTATTGCTTTTGATATCTGTCTGCCGGATTCTTCACGGTGCTCTGCGCTGTTGCGCTGCCGAGTTCAATACTTCGTGCAAACTTGTGATGCAGCCAGGCTCTTCGCGGTTCTCTGCCGGGTTCAGCTCAGATGCTGCAACAATCCCAATATTATTTTTTCAGATGGGCGGGTGATTTGGTGGAATGCCTAAGAATCTCAACCGTTACTTTTCCATCCATGATTTCATAGTTAAGTAGGGCCCCGCATTTTGGGCAGGACGTTTCAGTGTTTGTCCCATCGCCGGAACGCCCCAGCTTATACCCGCATTCGGGGCAGGTGGTAAAGAGCTTCATTGTGATCAATCCCCCAATCTGTTCAATTTATGTTTTTTAACACATTTACGGCTATGCCCTGGATAATGCAGTGCTCAACATAGATGTCATTCATCTCCTTATTTTCTGGATGAAGGCGGATGAGCTTTTTCTCAGGCTCCGGATAAAAACGTTTTAAGGTTGCATCTTCATCGATCAGAGCAACAACAATCTGCCCGGGCTCTGCTGCGTTTTGCTTTTTGATGAGAACAAGATCGCCGTTATTGATTCCAGCATCAATCATTGAATTGCCTTTTGCGTGAAGCAGAAAGAAATCACCTTTGCCGAAAAGGGAAACCGGTAAGGGGATATATTTTTCGATATTGCCTTCAGCGTACTTCGGGATGCCGCAGGCAATGCTTCCAAGAAGCGGGACTAACACAGTGGACTCTTTTTCTTCTTTCATTTTCGGTGTTATGATTCCCCGATGTCCTTTATATTCGATCTTGCCTTCTTTGCGAAGGTCCTGCAGGTAGCGGGA